GCATAACCATAAATACATAAATACATAAATATGTATATACATAAATACATAAATATGTATATACATAAATACATATACATAAACACGATAAACATACAAAGATAACAAAAATAAAAATGCGATTTTTGCCGTCTATTTTGCTCTATAATCAATTTTCATATATACCCTATAAAACTATAAAGGTAAAAAATAAAAATCGATTACAACTCAAAAATAAAGACTGAAACCGTTTTCATTACGATTTTTCTTGATTTCAAAATATATTAGGGTGTATAATATTCACGTATCTGATAGAGATTTCAGATACACAAATACATAAATATGTATATACATAAATACATAAACATCAAGGAGGATATAAAAATGATGTATTTCAACACAAATCAAAAAAGAGCTATCAAAGAAACAATTGCAAAAGGAGGATACGCTAAATTAGTATGTTCACAAGGCAGCTACACCAACAGCGGTGTAGGTGATGAGTGGATTGTATTTAGTGAAACTATTAATATAAATAATATTAGTGATTTATCTTATATTACTCATTTAACATCAGTAAATTATTTATATGAATGTTTAGAAGTCGTTAAAAATAACGCTAAAGGGTATTTTAAAAAGCCAAATAGATATATTGAAACTAATTTAATAATCAAATTATTTAATAGATATGATGAACAAATCCAAATTACAGAATATGATTTTGATGATTTAGTAGATGTTGATTATTATTATTATTAAAAAAGGAGTGATACAAATGAAAAAAAGCATATTAAAAATATACACTGATGATGAAGGTAATTACTATGTTGAAAGTTATGATGGCACATTAATACCATTAAAACTTGAAAAAAGTATATCATATTATGATTTAATAAAAAATAACGAATGTGTAGAATGTATAGAATTAATGTGTGTAAGAACTTATTATATTGGATGTATTAAAAATGACTAATTATCAACTTATCGAAAAACGCAAAAAAATGAGTTAGGACTAGATGAAGATTTAATTCTTAAAACTTATCAAGACTGGAAGCGCCACGGCTATCAAGTTGAGAGAATTGTTTAATTTCTAAAACTTAAGGAAATAAGAAAGGGACATCATAAATATGTATATACATAAATACATAAATATGTAAATACATAAATATTAAGCCAAAACCTGAAGGTCAAAAAATCGACCCTCGCCAAAACCCCCGTTAGCCCTACAAAAACTTTTCAAAAAAAGTTTCGTGTTTGAGAAAATTGAAAAAGTTTTAGAATAAAAATATTAAGAAAGTGGTTGAAAACTTTGAAAAAAGTAATACCCTAAAATAAAAAATCCGAATTAAATTAAATCATATTATAATTAAAAGGAGTATATATGGAAGATACAAGATATGAAATTATTAAAGATAAAAAAGCTATAAAATCAGGTATGACATTTCGAACTAAAGATGGAAAGACATATTTAAAAATAGGTGATAGAGTAATATTGATTGACCTTGACCCTAATAATATTAAATCATTTGAAAGCATTAAGGAAGAAGATATAATATATATCTTTAAACCTAATGGAATATTCTTAACGAGGAAGGAGGTGATATAATGGCATATAAAGACGGAAAGCCGACGTTAAAAAACTTCTTAGAAAAACATAGAATAGAACTCTATGAGAAAATTAATCAATTGAAAGATGTTAAAATATATGATATCTTATCAAGCATTCAAGAAAAGGATTTAGAGCTTTATGAAGCTGAGCTTGAGTTTATTAAAGCAGTGATTGAGATTTGTGAAAATCGTGGACGTTATTAAAAAAGATTATATCAATTTGAAATGTGTTTAAGAAAAACAAAAAATATTAAAATAAAGGAGATTAAAATTATGGAAAAAACACAAAAATTAACAATTTATGCAAAGGAAATTAAAATGAACGATGGAAAAGCATTTGTAGCTTTTACTACATTAGTAAAAAATAAATGGTTTAAAGTGAAGTTTACTAGAGAATGTTTAACTACACCTAAAGAAAAAGGTATGTATCATATGACAATTAATATAGATGAGGTTTCTATTGAAAAAGGTAAGTTCTACACTGATAAAAATGGTGTGAAAAAACAAGGTAATCCTACAATATGGATTAAGGAAATTGAAGAACTTTCTAAATATACTGAAGAAGAATTGAAACAAATTAGAGAAGCAAAACTTGAGTCAGTATTTGGTGATGATAATAAAGAAAACATATTTAATGAAAAAGATTTACCATTTTAGAGGTAAAATATGAATAGTTTTGTTAGAGACGAGAAGACGCTTAGAAAAAAGACTAGACGTCTTATTAAAAATATATCAAGACGAATTGAGCGTATTGAGAAATATGATAAAGAAACAACACCTCAATATGCAGTAGAAAAATATAGGAGTTTAAATATTCCTAAAAGACTGAGTGAACTTTCTAGAAAAGAGTTAGAAAATCTTTATAGAGATTTATCATACATAGAAAAATTAAAATCAAGTACTGTTAGAGGCGCTAAAGAGGTACAAAGAAAATTAGAACCTATAAAAAATAACTTGAAAACATTATCGCCTGAAGCGAAAAAAAAGTTTTGGGAAATATATGGTAAACAGTATGAGATAACATCAGGTACTTTTGAGAAATATAAATATGAAGTATGGGGAACTATACTTGATATGATGTATAAAGGAAAAACTGAAGAAGAAATTATTGAAGATATTATTAATGCATATGATACTTTAGAAGAATTGGAAGGTGAAGACGATGAAGACGAATTTTCAATTTTACTCACCGATTAACTCAAAAAACTTCTTTAATAGTATTGAAGAACTATTAGAGCCTTTTGATTGGATCGTAACAAGAAATTGTAATGTATTGAATGTAGCTTCAGTATTTGATATTGAAGCTAGTTCCTTTTATAATGAAGAAAACCAAAAACACTGCACAATGTATGCGTGGGTGTTTGGAATCAACGGAAAGTGTATAAGAGGTAGAACGTGGAATGAATGGTTCAAAGTTCTACAAAGAGTATGTGAATATTACGAATTATCTATAATTAATAAGATGATAATTTATGTGCATAATTTAGCGTATGAGTTCCAATGGTTTAGAAAAATGTTTGATTGGTGCAAAGTTTTTGCAACTGATACAAGGAAACCTCTTTATGCATTAGCTGAAATAGGTATAGAGTTTCGCTGTTCTTATTTACTTTCGGGGTATTCACTAGAAAAATTAGGTGAAAATCTTACTAAATATAAAGTAAATAAAAAAGTTGGAGACTTAGATTATGAACTAATTAGACATTCACAAACACCCCTTACGGATACTGAGTGGGGTTATATCCTGAATGATGGTTTAGTAGTGATGGCATTTATTCAAGAAGAGATAGAAAGATTAGGTGATATTACTAGATTACCCCTAACTAAAACAGGATATGTTCGTAATGCTTGTAGAACAGTGTGTTTAAAAGGTGAAGAAAGATATGAATATAGCCACTTAATGAGATTATTAAAAATTGATATTGATGATGACTATAAACAACTTAAAAGAACATATACAGGTGGATTTACACACGCTAATGTCAATTATGTTGGGAAAGTTGTTGAAAAGGTACACAGTTTTGATTTTTCATCTTCGTATCCAGCAGTAATGCTTAGTGAAAAGTTTCCGATGAGTAAACCAATACCTGTTAAGATTACAAGCGGACAACAATTTATTAAGTTATTAAAAACTTATTGTTGTATGTTTGATATTGAGTTTGAAAATATCCGTGCAATAAGCGAGTTTGAAAATTACATATCATTTTCAAGATGTAGTAAAATAGAACACTATATATTGAATAATGGTAGAGTTGTAGAAGCTAGCTTGTTAAAAATAAGTTTCACTGAACAAGATTTCTTTATAGTATCAAAAATGTATACTTGGGACTCTATGAAGATTAGACATTTTAAAAAATTCTACAAAAGGTATTTACCTAAAAGTTTTATTGAGATGATACTTAAGTTATATTTTGATAAAACTACATTAAAAAATGTAGAAGGTAAAGAAGCTGAGTATCAAGTTTCTAAAGGTATGATTAATTCTTGTTATGGTATGTGTGTAACCGACCCCTGTAGAGATATTAACGAATATTTATCTTTACAAGATGAATGGTATGAAGAAAAATTAGAAAATTATCAAATTGAAGATTACTTGAAAAAATATAATGATAGTTTTTCTAGATTTCTTTACTATCCTTGGGGAGTATGGATTACAGCATACGCTAGACGTAATTTATTTACTGGGATATTAGAGTTTAAAAATGATTACATATACAGCGATACTGATAGTATCAAGGTTTTAAACATTGATAAACATAAAGATTATATTGAAAAATATAATAATCGTATTACTGAAAAGATACATAAATGTTTATCATATTATAACATAGATGTTAAAAAAGCCTCACCAAAAACTATCAAAGGTGTTGAAAAGCCTTTAGGAGTATGGGACTATGAAGGTATGTATGATAGATTTAAAACCTTAGGAGCTAAGAGGTATATGATTGAAAAAAACGGTGAAATTAATATCACTATAGCAGGAGTTGCTAAAAGTAATGGTGCTAATTATCTTAGAAGTAGATTTAAAACTAATGATAAGATATTTAAAGCATTTGAAAATGAATTAGAGTTTCCACCTGTTTATAATGATAATGGCGTGAAAAAACAAGGTAGCGGTAAACTTTGCCATACATATATTGACGATGAAATGCAAGGTGAAGTAATAGATTATCTTGGCAATAAAGGAAAGTATCTTGAGTTATCAGGAGTACATATGGAACCTACCGGTTATGTTTTAGGATTAGATAATGAGTTTATAAAACTTATTATGGGTGTTAAATCAAGTTATATAAATAAAAGATAGTATTTCTACTATCTTTTTTATTTACCTGAAATACACCATTTCAAATAGTTATTCATAATCTCACCAACTTCATTATCTTGATAAAAGATTTTTTTATTAACTATTAGATTTGTGATATATTTATCAACTTTACTATAAGGTTTTAAAATATTGGTTCTATAATTTCTCCTGTAATCAGGTTGTTGTTGATAGATAAGGTATTCACTATTCTCTTTAATAGGTGTTGTTTTCCTATGAATATATAGGAAAATTGTATCATCTACACTTATTATATTACCGTGCAATTTTTCATTATCAAAAAGAATAAAGAATTGATATAATATATCTTTTGGAAGGTATTTATGAGGTAAGTGAGGGTAAATATCAATTTCCCATCCACCGTGAGTTATCATTTGTAATTTAGGATTATTGAAAGCAAAGTATTTATTACTTGCTTTTTTCTTAGATGGAAAGTCACTATATTCAACAGCAACTCTTAATGTACTTTCACCATATGTATATAAATCAATCGTTCCTTTAACTTGTTTTTTAACACCTGATAATCCCATTTCAGCAAAGTAAGGACAGTATTTATTTATCGTATTACCACACATAAATATTTTAACATCTTTCTTTAACCTAATAAGAGTTGATAAAAGATTTTGAAACTTGACGAACTCTTCAGGTAGATAATATTGTCTTGTGATAAACTCATCAAATAATATATTCTTAATATTAGGATATGATGTTGATTTATAATGTTCTTCACTAGTAATTGAGAAACCTAAGGCAAAAGGTTTTTCTTCTTGTAAAGTTTTTTCACCCTCATTATAAAATGCTAGATACCACCTTTGAGAGTAGTAATAGATAGCATTATATTTACCTTTAGTAAGTTCTTCAACCCATCCTAAATTAACAATACTTTCAAACATTTGACTTCCGTTTTTTCCTTTAAAATCTTCTTCCCATCTACGAACAATCGCAAGTTGATTGGTATAATTACTTTTTATATAATCTTCTAAAGCATAACGCAAAACTGCTGTTGTTTTACCATTACTTCTTTCACCATATATTATATTATAATCAGCATTATAAGTAAGAATGTTATTAAGTGTGTAATATTTTTCTTTCATTATAAAATAATACCACCATTAAGTAATTCACTAATCATAGAAAGTTCTCTATGAGTAGCCTCATTAAATCCTTCACCTTCTAAATGTATTGATGATATCTCAGTGTATCCAGTGATTGTAGAAAGTAATTTAAACTCACCTAAAGGTAATCCATAAAGTTTTCGATAATCGCTACTAGTAATATCAATAGTTGGTACTACTTGTTTTTTAATAATAACAACGGACATACAAGTTGAACTGTTGATAATGTTATTATTAGCTTTGTCAACAACAGGTGATAAACTTAAACCTTCTAGAACACTTGTTGCTGTATTAAATACTGTACCTACTCTTTGGTTTGTACCATAATCATATCTTTCACGTGTTTCAACTTCTTGTTTTGTACCCATTGTCACTTGTCTACCTGTTTTTGGATTTCTTCTTGTAAAAGTTGTAGTACTTGCACTTGTAGTAGTATTAGGTGTTAATTTATCTACAATATAGCTACTTGCAATATTACCTGTTCCTTTTATTACAGCAAGTGAAATATTACGTATTGTTTCAGCCATTCCTGTTGAAGTTATAGGTATGTTATATCCTAAATTAAAAACATAAGTACCAATTATTCTAGTATTAGTATCATCAGTATTAATCCAATATGGAGCATATGGACTTGATACACTTGCTTCATTTACTCCTACAACATATTGTGCTACTCCACTATTATAATCAACAAATAATCTAAATTGAATGTATTTACCGGCAACATCACTAATTTTTAAATTGATTAGTCCATAAAATGGTAAGTATATTTCAAGTTTTGTATAAGGTTCATAATCCAAATATTTAGTAGGTAAAGGATATAAGTATTCACCTAAAGTGTATCCAAATATTGCATTGGATGGTATTAATCCTTTACAAGTAATTTCAGTCGATTGTACACCCATTACTGAGAGTTTATAATTTGCTGTTACATCAGGTGATATGTTAAATGGAAAAAACATTAGTGAACTACACCACTTTGTATAATCACCAAATATAGCTGAAGATATAGGACTTTCCAGTACCCATGTCCACAAAGTATTAACCTGTGATGGAGTCATTACTACTTTACCATTCATTGAAGTATCGTAACCTGTAGTTTGCGCTCTAATCCATTTATTATCAGTAGCCATTATTTATCCTCCTTCGTTGTAGTTTCAGTTGGTTGTGTTTCAGGAGTAACAACATCACCTTGACCAACAAGTAATCCTTGTAAAACATATGTGCCTTGAATATCATCAAATAATGTATTATTCACAAAAGCAGTAGTTATTGTTTGTCCTTGTTTTAAAGGTAATTTATCATCTACTATTAATAAATTATAAGTGTTTTCGTTTCTATCAACAAAACCTGTACAAGCATTAATAGCGTCTTTATAACTCATTAACACGTCACAACTTAATGACACTTCCCATATATTTTTATTAACAGATACTATATCACTTACAAAGTAATATCTATTAAATATTTCTATGTAAACATAGTTAAAATTAGGGAAAGTATCTAATTCTAGAACAACTGAAAAATCAATTATTGATGTTGACTCACGTAAAACACCTAACACATCTTTAACAAGAGTGATATAATTTGTTTTATCTACTCTATTTGCTTCAGCTTTATTTTGATAAAGTTTTATACTAAATGGTGTATCTATAGGTCGGTATTTACCATAAACTTCATAGAAAGTAAAATCTTCTAATACATTATAGGTAATTTCAGTATCTAAAGGTATTATTGCTTTTGTTGAATTAGGTGAAGGTGAATAACCTATTAATTTATAACCACTAGGTATTTGTGGTGTATATGTTCCTGTTACATCACCTGTTATTGTTGTAAACTTATAACCTATATCACCTGTTGTAGATGTTGTAAACTTTAATTTATTAATATGTGATTGTCCGGTAAGTGTTTTATATATAACATCACCACTATTATTACTAATGTTATATACATTTTTATACTCAATAAAAGTTATTACATAAATAGAACTTGAATTAAAAATATAAACTTGATTACCAACTTGAGCTACACCATTACGACTACTAAAAGGTAATGTAATATCAAGTTTTGTAAATATGTTTCCATTAGGATTAAAAGACCATATTTGAGTATCGACAACAATATAATACATTAATTCATTATCAAAGTTAGTTTTAAAAGTTCCAAAGGCATAATAAGGTGTAGTTGTTTGCGTTTGTGGTGTCATATAATTTATTAAATCAAATAAATTAGTAGGAATAGTTCCTATTGAGTCCATTATTGTATAATATGATGATGTTAATTTACCAAAACTACCTCGAGTTAGATGATAACCATCATTGTAATATGCTTGTAAAAAGAAATAATCTTCATATTGAAAACCTATTGGTATACTGCAAGAAGTATATTCCTTATTTTCTCCTGATGTAATATTATTATTTAAATCTAATTTATACCATCTAAATCTATCATAAAGCATATAAGTTACAAAAACTATATTATTTGAAGGGTCTTTAAATATAGAAAATTTACCATCTGTTGTTCCATAATCATAACTATATGAATCACCAACTAAAGTATCTCTGATATTGGTATAAGAATTAGAATCTATATTATAAGTGTTAATACGTAAATATCTACTATAATCATGATTATATGGACTTTGTGTTGTATATACATAACCTTCATATATAATATTATCTCTTAACACACATCCTGTAAATACTTTATATGCAACATAATCAAATGAAGGTTTATTTAAAAGTAAAGTATATTCATTATTTATATGGTCGTATTTATAAATTGCGTCTTGTGTACTTATATAAATAGTATTGTTATAAGTTACACAACTATGAACGGCACTACCAAAAGGTGCTGATTTTGATATTTTACTTGTAGTCATTACTACACTCATTTTTTCACATCCTTTCTAATATTAAAAGTGATAGAGTATAGAGTAAATCTTATACTCTTTACTTCTATCACTTAATTAATTTATGCAACAAAGAACACTACAAAGTTTTCATTTAAATCATTAAAGAAGCCTGCTTTGTATTTATAAAAGTTTGTGAAGAACTCAGCATTAGGAGTCCACTGAGACGTAACTTTTCTTTGTGTGTTACATACACCTAATGCATTTCTATCAAACATTACTCCTAATATACCAGTTGTTGCTACGTCATTTCCATCAGCAGTTTTAATATCTATCTTAGATACACTGTTAAATCCAAAGTCAGTTCCACTACCTTGCCAATATGATACTATTTCACTCTTTGGTAAAGCTGATAATTCATTATGGAAAGTATCGCTTTGTAAGAATACGTCAGCACCACTTGCAAAATCAGTTAATAGTACAATATGGCATAAGTCTTTAGGTGTAAATCTTGGTTGATTACCTATATTAAATATTGTTGACATAGTATGTAGCCTATCAAATGTTAATTTGATAATGTATGACGCATAGCGGATAAAATCAGGATTTGTGATACAATTTGTAGCTGTTAATCGGTCAGCTTCAGCTTTTGTTTGATTATATAAATATAACAAGTTAATAGCTTTCGCTCCTGATTTATTATTAAATGCAGTACCTGAAGCATAATCATCATATAATGTTTCACCAATCATATTATTAATTGTTCTACGTATTAATTCGTCAATTTTAACAGTTAAACTATTTTCAACAAGAGTATAAAGCATACTTATAAATCCGTTTAACTCATTAGCATTGATAAAGCTTTGCTTTAATTGTTCTTCAGTAAATGACATATCAACTTCAAATGTTACATAGTCATTATAAAACTTAACAATAATACCTTTTGGAGCGTGGAAGATATGTGGGTCATAACTTTGTCCATCTTGTAATTCCCACGTTTCATTAACTTTTGCTTCAGGTAATGCACCTGATACTTTTTGTAAAACGGAACCATATTCCCATCCATCCATTAGCACGCTTGGAGCACTACCTTGATATACTCTATTTACAAATATAGTTCTACCAATTCTATTTACTAAAGCGTGAACGTATTTATCATATGCATTCGCATTAAATATAGCGTCACCAACATCAACTATGTTTGATAAATCTTCTTTAAGAATTGCTACTTCACCAATAGCCTCTTTTGTTGCATAATTTGTAAATTCATAGACTTGTGTTACTTTCATATTTTATATCTCCTTTCTATTTTAAAGCCTCAATTGTAACAACGTCTGTATTAGTAATTGTTAATTTATAATTACTATAAATTGTTGCTTCATAAGTAGTAGTGTTTAGTGTTACTTCAATGAAAATGTCGTGTAACTCTTTTCCATCAAGATTAATTCCACTTAACATTATTACTTTTCTAGTACCTTTTACAAGGGCATATACTCCTTTTTGTGTTTTAGCAACAGGAGCACCTTTAGTTGTTGTAAACTTCCAATTTTCTAAATCGATTATTTGATAACCGCCTTTTTGCATTTTTTAATCACTCCTTTATTCATATATTTGTAATGTTACAACACTATCAATATCTCTATAGAAGATGTTGAAAAGTATTTGTTTTTCACGCATATCAAGTTCTTTATTAATTAATTCAGCACCTGTTTTATAGCGACCATTTACATTTTCATTTTCATCTATAGTTTTATTAATAGTATCTTTACCGGTTTTAGATTGATTTTCATCAATAGTGAAGTTTTTAGTGTCAGTTCCTGTTTTAGTAGATGTATTATGTGTTGTATTTTTAGAGGCTTCACCCTCTACTTTTTCAGTAATTACTTCATTATTAGTGTTTGCTCCTACAGGTGCTACACTGTTGAACCCATATACATCATTATTATTTTCAGTGTTACGAGTTGTAACTTCACTACTACCTGATGTTCCATCATCTACATTAGTAGTATTATAAATTGTTTCATCTTTATTTGCTCCTGTTTTTCCAACTTGAGAAGCATAATTTGTTTCATCAACATTATTACCTTTAGTAATAGTAGTTGAAGCATATTCATCCAATACTTTATAATCATTATTCATTAACGCATTGTATATCTTAGTCCATTTATAAGAATACTTACCACGTATTAACTTTCCTAATAAACTTTCCGCTGTTTCATTAGTAATTTTGTTATCTTTAATAGTATCTAACATTAATTGATATGTTTTTGATATAGTTTTTTGTCCGCTCCGCTCCATATAATACCCTAAACATAAATCATTAGCAAGTGAATAATAATCATCACCTGATAAAATCATTGTTGAAAAAATACCAACAATTTCATGATTAATCAGTTGTATTTTCTCTTCGTCCGTCAGGGTTTCCCACAGTTTCATTGTCTTCACCACCTTTGTTTTCTTCTTTTTTATCATTATTTTTCTCAAGTTGCTCTACTTGAGCCACTTTTAAATCTTGTGATAAATCTTCGTCAACTTGTGCTGAAAGCCATACACTATCAAGTTCAACTGTTATATTTGTGTTAAACATTTTATTAATCTTCTCTAAAGCATTCTTTCGACATTCTAACATAACATCAACAAAAGGTCTTAATATATCATCGTTTAATGAACTTTCACTACTATTAATTGCTTCACGTTTCATATTGAATGTTGAACGTATACCAATTTCATTATACCAACTTCCTTTAAGATATTGAACAACTTCTATTAAATCTTTTATATTTTGTATCTTTAAAAAATCGTGTGTTTTTATACCGTCAAAAAACTCTTTAGAAGTAATAATACCATAATCTTCACCACGCTCAATTTTATTAAAAAATGATTTAGCGGACTCAGCGGTATTATCATTATCAGCTTGCACTAATGATGGAATTCTAGCATTTATTATAGCGTATTTAAGCGACAATTCACCTTCAGTTATTAATGAAGCGTATTTATTATTAATTGGCATTAATCCGTCATAGTAATAATCATTAAGCATAACAACACATTCTTTATCTATCTCAAGTGAAGCAGTATATCTTAGAGCCGGATTTGATATTATAGCTTTAGTTGGTAGATAGTATACATTAGGTTCACCGCCTAATCCACCTGTAAATGTGTATAATTTTCCTTCAACTTCTTTCCAAATAGCAAAACCATTTACTTGTAACTGAGTTTCTAAATCTTTTACATTGATTGTATCCGGTAAACCTGTATATTTGAACATCTTAGTAGTTTTATTAAGCATATGAAGTATCATATGTTTAATTAAATAATCTTTATCTTGAAGTACGTTTTTACAATTTGATAAAATCCATTCCTTGCGGTTATTTATTGTGTTACTCATCTTCATCACCTATTGAATTAATCTTATCAGTTATTTTATCAACATCTTTATCTAAATCATCTAAATTACCCTTTGTTTTAATCTTATTTATGATTTTTACAATTAGTTTAAATGTAATCCACAATATTTGAATTACTAATACTATAATTCCGAGTAAAGTTTGAATGTTAGTTAAACTCCAAGTTGCACCAAGTGCAATCAGTATATTATCAATTGTGTTGTTAATGTTCTTCATAATATCACCTCACGTATATATTAACATATATATAAT